CTCTCAGAGTTTCCCATGTAATGATCAGTCCAATGCGTCAAGTAAGCAGGGAATATTGTAAGAGACCCTGGGACATTACTATATTTTCTAACATCAGATCCGTTGAAAGGATTTTCATAATATGTATTTGTATTTTCAGAAGCAATAGTAATGTGTGCTCCAAGGTAACAGTTCTTTGATGAACTATGCCAATGTGGATTGATTCGTTCACCCTTCCTCATTACATTCGCCCAACAATGAACGTATACATGTTGATCTAGATCGTCAAGAGATTTCAATCCATCTATGATAGATGATCTCATTTTATCAACCCAATCAAACTCCCAGGTGAAGATATTGAATTTACTAAACTTAGAAGTCAGACTGTTAGGACCTAATCCAGTTCCACCATCATTAGTAATCCCTCTATAAGAATTTATAATTGGTTTTTCCATTGCCAAAACAACCCTCTTGACTTCACTTAGATCTTTTTCGTCAAAGATATCATCAATGTAGAATGGTATATCCCAGCATGGAGCGAACTTTGTCCTTGGTTTCTCAGACTTCCACTCAATAATTTTTGCCATTAAAAAGAGGGTCCTAAGACCCTCTGATTATATCACAGAGCATTGCCTCTTGGCAATACCTCTTCAGGAAAAATGAAGTTTTCATGTGGTTGATCAGCAGGTGCCATCCATGCACGAAGACCTTCATTCAAGAGGATGTTCTTTGTGTAGAACGTCTCAAACTCAGGATCTTCTGCTGCTCTTACTTCCTGAGAAATAAAATCGTAAGCACGGAGATTGAGGGCAAGACCAATAATGCCAATGGATGAAGTCCAGAGACCCATAACAGGCACAAACAACATAAAGAAATGAAGCCACCTTTTGTTGCTAAACGCGATCCCGAAAATCTGTGACCAATAACGGTTCGCTGTAACCATTGAGTAGGTTTCTTCTTCCTGTGTAGGTTCAAACGCCTTGAAAGTATTTGATTGTTCACCATCTTGATACAAAGTATTCTCTACTGTAACACCATGGATGGCAGAAAGCAATGCCCCACCAAGAATACCTGCAACACCCATCATGTGAAAGGGGTTGAGTGTCCAGTTATGAAATCCTTGTAGAAAAAGTAAGAATCTGAAGATTGCCGAGACACCAAAGCTCGGCGCAAAGAACCAACTGGATTGTCCGAGAGGGTAGATGAGAAATACACTAACGAATACGGCAATAGGACCTGAAAAAGCAATCGCATTGTACGGACGGATACCTACTAAACGACTAATCTCAAACTGCCTGAGCATGAACCCGATCAGGGCGAAGGCACCGTGGAGCGCCACAAAATTCCAGAGTCCCCCAAGTTGGACCCAGCGGACGAAATCTCCTTGAGACTCAGGACCCCAAAGTAGAAGAAGAGAATGACCCATAGCATCAGCAGGCGTTGACACTGCCGCTGTAAGAAAATTAGCACCCTCAAGGTAACTGCTTGCGAGTCCGTGAGTGTACCAACTTGTGACAAACGTCGTGCCTGTAAGCCAGCCACCAATTGCAAGATAAGCAGTGGGAAGAAGAAGTAATCCAGACCAACCCACAAATACAAAGCGATCTCGTTTAAGCCAGTCATCCAGGACATCAAACCACCCCCTCCTGGGGGGACTTAGTGTGCTTGCTACCATTTTTATTTACCTTTTTGAATTCTTTTAAGTAATACAGTTGTGGCCAAGTATCACGTATGATCTCAGCGAGTTTGTAGGGTGTATGTTGTGTTATCACTTGGGGTATTTTCATAGATGGATGAATCTCCATATGATTTATGATCTTTATACCCTACCATACGTCCCTTTGTGTTTTGAAGTGCTGGCATGAAGACAATGAAGAAGAAGACTCCAGGAGCACCAATGAAGACGACCGAGACAATCACATAATAAGTTAGTAGTTCAATCATAAAACTTTACATAATTAGGGAAAAGAAAAGGGGTCCGTTTGGACCCCTTGTTTTTGTATGTAACCTATATCAACCGATAGCAGGTGCGGTGAGTGCCACAGGAGTGGACTCAGCAGCAGCAAGGTCAAGAGGGAAGTTGTGAGCGTTACGCTCGTGCATTACTTCCATACCAAGACCAGCACGGTTCAGAACATCTGCCCAAGTAGGGATGATTTTGCTCTGACTATCAACGATAGATTGGTTGAAGTTGAAACCGTTCAGGTTGAATGCCATGGTGGAGACACCAAGTGCAGTGAACCAGATACCGACAACAGGCCATGCTGCCAAGAAGAAGTGCAGCGAACGGGAGTTGTTGAAGGAAGCGTATTGGAAGATCAAGCGACCGAAGTACCCGTGGGCAGCAACGATGTTGTAGGTCTCTTCCTCTTGTCCAAACTTGTAACCATAGTTTTGACTTTCGTTTTCAGTTGTCTCACGGACAAGCGAGGAAGTAACAAGACTTCCGTGCATAGCAGAGAAAAGAGATCCACCGAATACCCCAGCAACACCGAGCATGTGGAACGGATGCATAAGGATATTGTGTTCTGCTTGGAATACAAGCATGTAGTTAAAAGTACCAGAGATACCAAGAGGCATAGCATCAGAGAAAGAACCTTGACCGAAAGGATAAACGAGGAAGACAGCAGATGCTGCAGCGACAGGTGCGCTGTAAGCAACACAGATCCAAGGACGCATACCGAGACGATAGGAAAGTTCCCATTCACGACCCATGTAGGCATAGATGCCAATCAGGAAGTGGAAGATAACCAGTTGGAAAGGACCACCGTTGTACAACCATTCATCTAGGGAAGCTGCTTCCCAGATGGGGTAGAAGTGAAGACCAATTGCGTTGGAGGAAGGGACAACAGCACCAGAGATGATGTTGTTTCCATACATTAGAGAACCAGCGACTGGTTCACGAATTCCATCAATGTCCACAGGAGGAGCAGCGATGAATGCGACGATAAAGCAGATGGTTGCCGCCAACAGAGTTGGGATCATCAGAACGCCAAACCAACCGACATAAAGACGGTTGTTGGTGCTGGTAACCCATTCGCAGAAGGATTCCCAGTTAGACACGCCCGACTGGCGTGAGAGAGTAGATTGAGCCATTGTAATTTAATGAATAAGTAAGACCATCAGGGAAATGGTGGAGTTACTATTCCTCTGCACCCTAAGCAGAGGTATTAAGGACTGTTGTTTTACCACGCTGTTTAGTCCTGGTAAGGCGTGGGTATGTCACGAAAGCATGACGCTTCGTTACATTTGTTTACCTATTTATAGTAGCACGGTTCGGTTTTCCCGTCAACCCTTAAAAGATGAGCGTTTGTACCTATCTTTGAAGGGATGCTTGGGAACCTTGTGCTTAGGGTTGCGTCGTAAGTCTCTCTTGAGATCCCTAAGAAACTTAAGGTGACTCTTGATTTCAGAACGATGCATCCTCAACACCGTACTCAGTATAGCATGGTTCTACTTCCCATTGCTTCCAGTCTATGCTTCTGGCAGCGATTAATTGTTCCAGTTCTTCTACTGTCAGGCAGACCTTGACAGGTTCATTGGTTGCCTTGTCGTAGATGTGGAAGATTGTTGTGTCAATCATTAGTCGTAAATGTGCCATCCAGTGGCTATGTATTTGGTTTCAGTATTGCTAACAATACCTTTATGTGTATGTGTCCAAAATGCAGGAAAAATTGTGAAGGTTCCTTCTACAGCATCAATTGTCTTGTCATATTCAGAAAAATAAGTTCCTCCACCATCAGTCACAGTGTTTAAATATAATGCCCAAGCAAAAACTCTACTTACTCCTGGTCCATAGTTTTCACAATGCAATGCATGATAACCTTGTCCTGGTTTATACCTCTGTAAATTATACTTTCGCTCTGCAGAAAATGAACTAATGAGAAAAGTAGATCTATACTTATGAATATATTGATCTGTGTAAAACTGAATTGTTCTTCTAAGAATGACACTCGGATCAATTTCATCTAAAAGATCTAGAGTCATATCGGTAGAATCTTTTATCTCAGGAGATCTCAAAAGTTCTCCGTGATTTACATATCTACCTCTAAACTGTAGATCTTTATTGTTCTCAAAATAATCAATTATTTTTTTACACATTCTAGAGGGAACTACTCTATCATACACTTCAATAAAATCAGGCATAAAAAAAGAGGGGACACTCCCCTCTAATTATAACATCAAGATGGCGATGGTGCATACACTGGTTGCATCAATCCACCACCTTGATCGTCATCATCATCAGAACTATCAAACACATACTCTATCAATAAGTATATTCCCACTGGAATAAATGGAAAGAGTAATGCCATTTGAAATTCTGACATTACCAAATACCTGGGATGAGTTGTCCTGTGGTTGCATAAGCACCAAACGCTGCGATGATACCAAGCATTGCTGCCCAACCGTTAAATTTTTCTGCCTCTGGGGTCATTGTAAATCTCCTGTAAAAATTGATTGATAAAAGTGAGGGTATCATTTCCCTAGATGCCAAAGGCACCAAAGAAAAAGATGCTACCAGTGGTAGCGTAGGAAATGACTGCTGCAAGGAAACCTAGCATAGCAACACGTCCATTAAGCTTTTCTGCTCTTTCAGCGTAGGTCTCGTAACCGTAACGCTCAATATCTTCAGTAGTCATATACATGGTTGGTTCTTTGGCAAACATATTGATCTGCCCGAACTCGTTTTTAGTAACAGTCATTGCCGTTTGTAACGAAATACTACAATACTATATAGCAATTGTAAAGTTCTGTCAAGCGCATAGTGTGCCAGTTGCTACATTGGCAATCAGATAAATAAATATGGATCCAAAATCTGAGTGATATGAAAAAATTATTACCACTCGTTATGCTACTGATGACCGCAAGTGCAGCTAATGCTGGCGGACTTGTTACTAAACACGCTTCTAGCGTCCAACTGACTGTTGATGCTGCTAGATCTACCGCTACGAGAGTAGGTTCTTCCTACGCAATCTCAGGTAGTGGAGTGAATACTACAGATGGTACAACTGCTGGAACTATTTCTGCAGGAACTATCACCTCTGGTCTACTTGCTCCTGGCAATATCTCTGCAACACAAGCTACAGATGGTAACGCTTTCTCCTTTAGTCAATCTTTTACTCAAGGTGATGCTGTTCCAACTAGTGCTGCAACAGTAGGTGCTAATCCAAACTTCTCCTCACTTACTTCTTACACTGCAGGTACAAAAGATACTCTAGCAGGTACAGTAACCACGGGAGGTGCTCTAACCGTAACCGCAGGTGGAGCTGGTACTAGTGCGACAGGACAATTTGTTTCCGAGATCACCGTTATTGACTGATAGTGGAGGATCCTCGTGAACATCCGTTTTGGAAAGACCTCCATATTTACTGTGATAAGTGCGGCGGCAGTCTTAGTTACTGCTGCCGATGTGAAGGCGGTCCCCGTGGTCCCAAACTTCACCCAGGGCTCAATGACGAGCCACACGGAGACAACATCAAAGATAACTGAGACCATAAACTCTATGGACTATAACACAGGGTATCAATACTCTGCAACTGGTTCAGGAGTAACGGCAAGTGGAAACCTGTCACCAGGAACAGGTAGCAACAATGTAACTATTAATGGCGTGACATCATCATGGACAGGAGTAACAAGCAAACCAACATTCACACAGACAACACCAGGAGCAGCGTTCCAGTTCAGCGAAACCTACTCAGGTCCTGGTTTAAGCAACCACACAATTATAAACAGAGTGACCGAGGTAACAAGCGTCACGGACACTACAAGTATCTTCCAACAATAATTCTATGTCTAACCAACCTTGCGACTGCCCCTGCCACACTGGCGGAAACTGTAGGGGGTGTAAGTGCAACCGCAGCGCCCATCGCGAATAGCTCAGGCTCAGTGACCAACCAGGCAATCCAGGTTTTACAGGGTCCATATATCACTAATACTTACGGAGGAGGAATACAGTGTCAGGGTCCCACTGTAAACTTTACTCCATTCGTTACAGGTAATGTGTCTGCACAAAAACCATACGAAGATTATTGGGATTCTCCAGTGTATGATATGACTACCGATGACGATGGAAATTTAAATAATCCAGGAGATATTTTATACTTCGTTCCTACAAGAACTGGTCAAAAAGATAACTACAATCTTTCTATTGGTTTCTCTGCAACATGGTCTAGACCACAAGACAAGAAACTGCAAGCACTATGTAAAGAAGCTGCTGCAGCAAACATTGATCTAATGCGTCAACAAAATGCTAATAAAAGATTGGATTTTGAAATAGCTAGGTTGAAAAATTGTGGTGAATTATTAAAGTCTGGAATTCGCTTTGCTCCTGGTACAAAATATGCAAAGATCTGTGAGGATGTACAAGTCCAAGGTGTGAACTTTATGGTTCCACATACTCACAAGATTCCTCAACCTTAATTACTTTTTCTTCTTGGGTTGCTTGAGTTCAGGCAACCCTTTCTTTTCTCTATACTTATTGGCACGAACCTCACTCTGAGATAACTTAGGGGGTTCTTTTCCTAGTGCCTTCTTAATCTTTTTAATTATCTGTTTGACGATTGGTTTAACAATCTTCAGAAGGAAAGGTGTTGCAGTTGCTGCAGCGGTTGCAACAATAGTGATGGATACCGTAGTTGTAACTTGTCCTGCAGATGGAACTGCTTTAATAAGTTGATCAACTATTTGTAGATCCTCTTTGATTGCAACACATTGTTTTTCAACAACTCTATACTCTACGATCTTTTTCTTACCAGCATCTACTAATGTACCTACAGGTGCTTCTATTTTCTGTACCTCTGTAGGACACTTTATTTCCGCTGTAGTGACCTTCTTCGGTACTTCAGGTGTCTTTGTCTCTGGTGCCTCTGGAGGAGGAGCGATGGGCGGTACAGGTGCCTCTTGCTTAAACTTCAGTTTGTTTGCATTGTAATCAATGGGATTGAACGATGGTGTCTGACCATCACAATATGTCTTGACGCCCTTTGGATCAGCATCTTCCAACATATTATTTTCGTCCACCTCATGTGCCTCAACACAACCAGGGATGTCCACGATAGGCACACCGATCTGGTTTGTGATAGGAACAGGAACTTGTAAAGCTTGTGGTGGTTCTAACAAATAATCAGGGGTGAAAGGGATACGAATGATATCAATATCCCCACCCTTTATTCTAATATCAGGTATTTCCATTAACAATCATTGAATTCACTACCAATTTCAGATCCAATATCAGAACCTACTTGCTGACCTAAGAGCAACGCCCATCCACCTGCCAACCATCCAATGTATGGAATGCCAGACAGTGCGGGAACTGCTACGCCAGCGGCAATAGCACTACCTGCCATTGCACCTTGAGACCGTGCTCCAGCGTCCGCCCTGATACACTCTTCGCTTTTTGCAAGGGACTTTCCCTCAGCATCCTGCGTTATGGCACCTCCTATATTACGGACGCCATCCATTGTGTATTGCTGGTGACTGTACTCACTACGTCTCTCAGCATTAGGTCCAAACAATCCTTTCTTAGTCCTAAGTAACTCCAGAGATTTCTCTGAGTTTAGAATAGCAGGATCATTTGCTTTGTATTTGATTGAGTATCCATCAGGTCCAGCATGTAATTCATAAGATGAATAATCACCTTTGGGAATATTAATGATAGGAACCTGTGGTGTTTGTGGTTGTCTCAGTATATAACCAAGTAAACCTACATGTGATACAGCGAACAGAGCACCAACAGTAGCAACAAAGATCTTAAACCCAGACGGTTTTTCTTTATGTTGCTCAGTGGTTACTTCTTTCTCACTGCTGAATAAGTTCATGGCATCATAGGTAGAGCAGGACCAGTTGCTTCAGGTAACTTGGGAACTGCTGCATCCAGCATACCAGGGAGAGCACCAGAGATTGCTTCTGCTGCTGCCTTAGCTACCTTTTCTTTTACGTTTTCAGTGATTGCTTCTTTGTTTAGGTAAACATAAGTACCACCACCAACGATGCCTGCTGTTCCAATGAACGACAGGACTGCGAGTACATTAATTACTTTCTGCATTTTTTGTTTCCTCTTTTTTACCAATAGCAGGTGCTTTCTTTGGAGCAGATCCGTTCTTGGCAGGAGACAATCCGAACGCAGCTAAGGATCCAGAAAACACAGATGCGATGAAGGTTGGATCAAAGTCTAGAATCTTTTGACCATTGGGCAAGCGAACGTAGCTGAATGTAAGAAGGGATGCAGACCAAATGAGGACTACAACTTTCACTAGATTACCAAGAACTTCACTTTTATCTTCATCGTTATCCTTCTCTTCAGCAACGACTGGTTTTGTATCAGTCATGTTGTTAAGGTTAGGCAGCTCTATTTATCAAAGACCGCCAGCTTCTAATCTTGCTTCTAATTCTTCAATCCTTGCCATTGCTTCTTGAAGTGCAACCATTGCTTTCATATTAAGGACAGAAGCCTTAACTTTTTTAGTTGTTGTACCAATCTCATTGCCGTCTCTATCTAAGTCAGGAGTTTCATATACTAATCCAGGACTTATTGCTTCTAACTCTTGAGCAATGACACCAAGTTGAGTGTGAGTTTCGTAACCAGTTTCTTCTTTAAAGTTATATTTACGGAATTGAACTGCTTTAAAGTCTTCCCATTGAGATCCAGCATCAACAATGTTTTCTTTCAATTTAACATCAGAAACAGGACCAAAACTGTTAGTGGCGCTTTCAACATTACCATTAGACCAGACATTGAAGACAATGTTAGAACCACTTGAATGGGATCCTCTATACAGATATTTTACAGTGCCAGCACCTAAACTTGTCTCAGTATATATTCCATGATTATCAGCAAAGTTATAAAAACTTCCCTCGGAATCAAACCTTCCTCTAACAGCGATATCTGAACCAGCATGTTTTGTCCAAAATTCTAGTCTTCCTTCATTATTTGAGAGTGTGCCTGAGTGTGTCTCAATGACACCATTAACTGCTGCTACATCAAAATCATCTAGTGAACTAAAGAGCATAGAAATACGATTACCATTGGTCGCACTTCCTTGTTTTAATTTAAAACCACCCAACAATCCCGAAGTTGATGTACTAGCACGTTTTACAGTTAATTGAGCCCCAGGAGCAGTTTCATTGATACCAACAAAACCAGTATCACCCTTCATAGTAATAAATTCTCCAGCACCTTGACCTTCAATGGTCAGTGCATTACCAGCACCAAACATTCCAATGGAGTATTCATTAAATCCAGAAGTATTACTTCCGCCTTCCCTAAATCTAACTCTTGCATTACCATTGTTAGCAGCGTGCATAATAAGGTCTTTACTGCCAGAAATATTTCCGATATGTAAATCACCTTGTGGAACATTTTGTCCGATACCAACCTTACCATCAGAAGTTATACGGAGTCTATCGTTAATACTATTTCCACTATTTGTTTGAAATACCAGATCAGCTTTTAATGTGCCCCCAGATGTACTATGAATATC